TGTCCTCTCACAAGTTCAGTCCTTGTGGTGTCACAGCGGTTGCTCTTCTTGCCGAGAGTCACATTAGTATTCATACATGGCCAGAGAATGGTATGGCGGTATGTGATGTGTTTACCTGTGGTGATCACACCAATCCAAGATCCGGTGCCACATACATGTATGAGGCAATGGGTGCTACTGATCTGGTATCTGAAATCTTCAACAGACCTTTATCATGAACATCTTTGTGACTGACGAGTCTCCGTACAAGTCTGCTCAAGCATTACCTGACAAGCACATTGTCAAGATGCCCCTGGAGACCTGTCAGATGCTTTCTATCGTGTGCTCTGAGAAATGGGGACACGGGTTTGGCACTTTACCTAAGAGCAATGGAGTGCCTTATAAGACCGAGAAGGGAGCGTTCCGTAACCACCCCTCCACTGCTTGGGCAAACGAGACGTTGGAGAATGCTAATTGGTTGCTTGCTCATGGGTTCGGACTCTGTGAGGAATATAAAGCACGTTACGGCAAGGAGCACACCTGTCACAACACTCTCCGAGAAGCATGGAGGATTATGCCAGAGGCAACCTGGAGGAATCACACACCCTTCTCGCGGGCAATGCCTGAAGAGTTTAAGTATGATGACACTATTGATACGATAACTGCCTATAAGATGTATATTGCATCTAAACCTTGGGTATGCGATAATTACATTCGCCTTCCTCATCGTAAACCTGATTGGATTTGATTTATGAGTCGTGATGAATTTGTATGGGTTGAGAAGTATCGACCCAAGACTATTGAAGAGTGTATACTCCCTGACAATATCAAGAAAACGTTTCAGGATTTCCTAGATAAGGGGGAGGTTCCTAATCTTTTGCTGTCTGGTCCTCCTGGATGTGGTAAAACCACGGTCGCTAAAGCACTATGCGAAGAACTTGGAGTAGACTATTATGTCATCAATGGATCCGATGAGGGACGTTTTCTCGATACGGTCAGAAACAATGCGAAGAATTTCGCTTCGACCGTCAGCCTTTCGTCAACTGCTAAACACAAAGTCATCATCATTGACGAGGCAGATAATACAACCCCAGATGTACAACTCTGCTTACGGGCGTTTACTGAGGAGTTTATTGGTAACTGCCGATTCATCTTCACCTGTAATTACAAAAACAAAATCATCGCTCCCCTCCATTCCCGCTGCTCAGTGGTTGAGTTCGGAATCAGAGGAAAAGAAAGGCAACAACTTGCCGGACACTTCTTCAAGCGACTCCAAGAGATTCTCGTTCTGGAGAGAGTTGATTTTGAAGGCAAAGTCCTTGCTGAATTAATCAACAAGCACTTTCCCGACTGGCGTCGTGTGCTCAATGAGTTGCAACGTTACTCAGTAAGTGGTAAAATTGATTCAGGTATTCTCGCTGCGTTTAGTAATGTCAAAACAGATGACCTCTTCAGGTTCCTCAAAGAGAAAGACTTTCCCGCCACACGGAAGTGGGTTGTGGACAATCTGGATAATGATCCTACTGTACTTCTGCGTAGTATTTACGATGCTCTTTACTCACACTTGGCAGGTCCTGGGATTGCTGCTGCTGTGCTCATTATTGCTAAGTATCAGTACCAGAGTGCGTTCGTGGCAGATCAGGAAATAAATATGCTTGCTTGTCTGACTGAAGTAATGGTGGAGTGTGAATTCAAATGAATTTAGACTTTCTGGATGAGTATTGGAATATTGTTGGTTCCGAACAAGGAACTCAAGCAATTCGACAGAATAAGCATTTTGAACCTCTCACCAATGTATTATTGAAAAATAATTCATTAGGTATTCCTGAAGATAAAATTCCAGTTAAATATAGACCCTGGAAGAAATGGGACATGCACTTCCCACAATCTCTTATTGCTCTTGAATATAAGAGTATTACTTCAAAGAGTATTGAAAAGTGTAAGTATCTTCGTGTTGAAGAAGCACTAGGTTCTGCAGTTGATTTGAAAAAACAAAACAGTAATTATCGTTTAGGCTTTTTATTGGTTTTTGCTTTTCCATTTGAAAATGATAGAATACTTAGTGCAAAAAAGTATATGATAAATGCTTTTGATGATATGGTAAGTGATGGTATCTATGATTTTTTCTGTCCACTACAAACTAATTCCGTTGGTAATCACTATGAGTTATCTAAGAAAAATAGTTTTAAAAAATTTATGATGGAGTGTGAGCTTAAATAACGACAAACAATTTGAAAACAACTGGCAAATCGCAAACGAACGTAAAGAGGTGGACTAATGGATGTAAAAGTTTTTCGTATGAACACGGGTGAAGAAGTAATCTTCACTCTTATTGGTGAAGATGATGAGTATCTTGAGGTAGAACATCCTCTGGTTGCTCTTCCTAACGCGCAAGGACAGGTTGGGTTTGCTCCCTGGTCTACTCTTGCGAAAGAGGATTCAACGATCAAAGTTTCCAAGAAGTATATCGTGTATACTATTGAGGCAAGAGAAGAGATCGTGGAGAACTACGAGAAGATCTTCTCACCAATTCAAACACCTACGAAGAAACTGATCCTATGAGAATTTCTTGTCTGATAATCTGTGCAGCAAATGATGGAGTGTGAATTCAAATGAAAACCCCTAGACAAAAGAAATCCAGAACGTACTACTACTTCTGGGCATTCATGGCACTTACAGTATTCTTTGGACAACTATATGTTGGATATGGATACCGTCTGATGCATGGAAGTATGCTAGACCTACTGAATAAGGTTGATGGAGTTCTCCTTCATAAAAGTAATAGAGCACCTGATTATTTCTGATGAAATCTTTGAAAACCCCTCTTCGTTATCCTGGTGGTAAGAGTCGTGCCACCAAAAAGATTGGACCCTATATCCCTGACCTTCGTGAATATGATGAGTTTAGGGAACCTTTTTTAGGTGGAGGTAGTGTCTCTCTTTATGTCACTAAGAAATATCCAGATATGAAAATCTGGGTCAATGACTTGTATGAACCACTGGTCAACTTCTGGAAGCAACTTCAGGAGAATGGATATGAACTCCGTATGAAATTGATGGAGTTAAAGTCTCGTTATCCTGATCCTGGTTCTGCTAAAGGATTGTTTTTGTCGTCAAAAGATTATCTTGAGACTAACAATGAAGATCCTCTGTGGAGAGCAATATCTTTCTATATTATTAACAAGTGCTCTTTCTCTGGTCTGACTGAAAGTTCTTCTTTCTCTTCTCAGGCATCTGATAGTAACTTCTCAATGAAAGGTATCTTGAAACTTGAGGGATATACACAGTTGATTAGAAATTGGGATATAACTAACTATTCATACGAGAGACTTCTTGACGAAGGTTCTGAGAAGACTGCGTTTGTTTACCTGGATCCTCCCTATGACATCAAAGATAACCTCTACGGAAAGAAAGGATCCATGCATAAGAGATTCGATCATGATCGGTTTGCCACTGACTGTGATGATTGCTCTATGGATTGTCTTATCAGTTACAACTCCGATCAGTTGGTTATGGACCGCTTCAAATCATGGAATGCGGCTGAGTTTGACCTTACCTACACAATGCGTTCGGTAGGTGAATACATGCGTGAGCAGAAGCAACGTAAAGAACTTTTACTTTTTAATTATGGAACTGAAGGATTGGCTGAACTCAATTAATTTCACGAAGGAAGATCTGAGTGGACATATTAATGAGTACCCTCCCTATATTGTGAATCGATGCCTGTCAGGTCATCTTGATTGTATTATGTTTGCTAACGAAATGAACAAGTATCATTTCCTTGACAAAGATATGCAATATGAATTCTATATAAATATTCTGAGAAAAAGGAAGAGATTCTCTCCTTGGATCCGTAAGGATAAAGTCACCGACTTAGATTGTGTCAAACAATACTATGGTTACAGTAATGAGAAAGCATCTCAAGCACTGAAGATTTTATCAAATGAACAGATCGATTTTATTAAACAACGACTTGACACTGGTGGTACAAAATGACACAGACAACTGAACCTCAGGTTAATTGGTCTCAAGATAAAATGATTGAGGTCAGACTGAATGCCCCTGACGACTTTCTGAAGGTCCGAGAGACTCTGACTCGTATTGGTGTTGCTTCTAGGAAAGAGAAGAAACTTTACCAATCCTGTCACATTTTACACAAACAAGGTAAATACTATATCGTCCATTTTAAGGAGTTGTTCGCTCTTGATGGCAAGTACGCTAACCTTACTGTTAACGATGTTCAGCGTAGGAATCGTATTACTCGCCTTCTTGCTGATTGGGGTCTCATCTCGGTAGTTAGCGAAGATTCTATTCTGGACATTGCTCCTTTGAATCAGATCAAAGTTCTTCCATATAAAGAGAAGAATAATTGGGTGCTTGAGCAGAAATACAACATTGGCAAGAAAGGTAAGGGCGAAGAGAAGGAATAAATAAGTTTGAGTCTTTCGTGCAGGACTCTACGATTGTCGGAAACCCATATAAGGAGGTACGGTTGTTACTGTATCTCCTTTTTTAATTCTGTGCTATAAATATACTTGATCGCCTTCGGGGGTCACAAAACACAAACTCGCTTTTATAGGAGCTACCATAATGAGAACACTAGCACACTACGGTGCTACGGACCTGGATCGCTTTGTCCGTGACATCGATAAGACTTCAATTGGATTGAATGAGTGGTTCAACAAACAACTTACTAGTACGGAAGATGTTTCTTACCCACCTTACAATTTGGTTAAAGTAGACGACAACACCTACACTCTTGAATTG